GATTAAAAGGATATTGAGATGTATATGTGCCAGGATCGGGTGGTATTCCAGTCCCACCTGCTTTTAAATCTGTTAATGGATTAAAGTACTTTGGTGTTTCGTGTCCTCTCGCATGAGGCTCGTCCCAAGTTTTACCTTCATAATCCTTGCCTTCTTTATCATCTAGTATTGCATCGCCTGTGGCTGCTGATACTGATGGTGCTTTAGCTGTTCTAACTTCTGTTGTTCTTTCTTCTCTTTTGTTGAGTAACGAATAGTGTAGCTCAGCTGTTTCATTTCTAGCTAGACGAGATAAATCAGATTCGCCAACTCCACTAAACCCTTCAGGTATTTCTGAGCCATCCATTCCTCTTGGCCAGTTGCCTGCTGGATCGTTAAATCCTTTCTCTGCTGGCATTTCATCAGTTGGGGCAGAAGGTTTGCCTGCAATTGATCCTATTATAACTGGCATTTGGCCTTCTTCGCCGTCTGCGAAAAAACCAACTACTGTTGACCCTGGTAATAAATTAGGTGTTTCCATAACACCAGATGTACTAGCGCTTGTAGGAGAGTTTATAACTGTTGCAAATGGAAGATCTTTTGTTGGTAATGTATCTGTGTTACCTGTGTGGTAGCCCATTATCCGTACTCTATATCTACCTGCCTCAGCTACATCTAGCCTTGATTCAATAACTCCTATCCACCATATCCAATCAGGTAGGTCTAGTTTTTTATTATTTTTTAATCTATTAGGCATTAAACATCCTCCAATACGCCATCATCAGCTGGGCCGGCATGTAGAGCCAAGCCATTTTTAACTACTTCCATTGTCATTACATGGTCTTCCAAAGTAATAACATGCTTAATAGCTGTTATTAGGAACTTCCCTGAAATTAATTTATCGTGCAAGTCGTCTACCGAAGTGTCTGCAGACTTATCTCCTGTAGCCGGAAACTTAATAACAATTAATTGTCCTACTGCTATATCTGTTCTACCTGGAACTGTAATTTCAAACGTGTAATCTTTAAATGAATTTAAATAATTGTCCCTGTAAAGGGTGTTGTATACCACTGCTTCGTTTGTAGATTTAGCTTTACCACCTGGTATAGACATTGGCTTTACATAAGCAAAACTGTTCAACACCTTTAATGTTTGCCTTGACATAGGGTGTCGTTGTATGCCTGAAGGAATTGGTATGCCTGGATCTGTATGTACAAACTCTGAAAAAGAATCTCGTATATCTATATAAGCTTCTACTCTTTCTTTTGTAAATAAATCGTATGCTCTTGCTGACTGTGAGTAATAACCTGATTGTTGTCCGTCCAAAATGTCTATTGTTCTAGGTAATTTAATATCTGATATCTGCGTAAACTTTGGATCTAGTTCAGCACCTGCAAAACTATATTCTGGTGATCGAGCTACTGGTGTTGTTATTCCAGGAGGGTCGTATCTGTATTGATCGAATATGGCGTCTTCCTGTTTCTTAATAAGGTTTTGTACTGATGTAAAGAAAAAGTGTTTATTGCTTTCAAAAAATACATAATCAGAACCTCTGAATTCTGCGCCATTACAATACTTTGCAATGTAGTTTAAATTTTGAATAGGTGTCCAAAAATTAGATATGTAGTTAATCTCAGATGTGTGAGGCGTATCGCCAATAACTAGATCTGAAAACTTTTCTTCAGTAAGGACACGTTTTTCCTTCATGTAATCTACATATATGTCGTTGACCATATCATGTGTATAGCCAGTAAATCTTTTAGATAAAGGTTTAGAACTATCTGTTGTTCCTTCTAACGACATAAAGTGAAGTATATACCTTTGCTCTCTGTCATTGAGAACTGATCTATCTGTTATAGCATACACTTGGAAACATTTTTCAATTATGTTATCTGGATCGTCTTCAAATATAGGTGAGCGGAATCTTATTGTTATTACTTCGCCGCCTAAAATTGGAAAATTTGTTATTGCGTTTGTAGCGTCTGCTATAGATATATCACCTGACATTACCTGTCCGAACATATCTTCCACTAAACGGAACTCAATCATATAAGATTTTAGATCGTAAGTAACATTATCATTACTAGTAATATCAATACGGTCTAATACTATATCGCCTGCTTTATTAGATTCACTAACCTCAGTCATATTTTAAACTCATTTTACCAAGGACTTATATTGTAGTACTATCTCACCTAAGTATTTAGGATCAAGTAAAAATATTTGTCGCTTGTTATTATTTATGTCTTCTTCGTATTCTCTGTGTGTAACTGCTTCTATTTCACTATTTGCTAATCTAGTAGCATCCCAATCGCATATGATAGATTTATCACTTACCATTACATAGTGATGAACTTCGCCTGAATTATTAATTCCATATTTGTCATTACAATATAATGTTAGTTGTTCATTAGACTTTGGCCATTCTCTTGACACATCAATAATATCGTTTGCAATTAAAACTATCCAATGATACGTTGTATTGCCATAAATTTTATGTGCAACATGTTCTGGTGCCTCGCCGTCTGAAATATAGTACGACAAAAGAGCTTGTTTAAATTTAAAAAATCTATCTAGTTGAACTCTACGGAATATATCTGGAACAACTGTTCGTGTAGTTTTCCCGTTACGTTTGTATGGGTAAAATAATTTTGGTAATGCTTTAAAGTACATGTTAGAATCCTTCGTCTATTCGATCTGCTGTCATTGTTTCTAGTTCTGTAAACTGTAGCTCTAAGCCATATTCTGTTGCAGCACCGTTATCTATGAACGTGTTAAAATTTCCGTCGGGGCCATATGTAACTTTAGCACTAGTAAGAACACAAGATGATACTCTTGGTAATTGTGGGTTTCGTTCCATGGTGCCTGAACTGTTTAACGACCAAAACTCTATACTAAACTCTGATGGATAAACAAGAAATAGTTCTCCCTTCGATTTTTCTGGGTGCATATGATACTTAAACAATGAAATTATTGCTTGTACCTCTGATAACTCTTTCTCATTTCTCGGTGCAAAGGCATAGTTAAAGGAAAACTTTCTAAAACCCATTGATTTAAATAACTGCTCTTTGTATGGGTTGTTTACTTTCTTACTTGTACCTTCAATTAATGAGGCAAAGTCTCCACTACCTCCAATCTCTTTAGGTAAGTTGGCAGCTGCTCCGATTGCTCCTCTGGCTACATACTCAGGTAGTTCCATCAAGTCTGCTATGTTCATTCTACCTGAACCAAGTACTCCTGCAATACCCAACTCTGCTTCTTCCCAATTAGCTGAATATGATGTCATAATTGATGCTGGAACATATAGTTGTATATTTGCTAATAATCTCACCAAGCTAGTATTTGTTGTAAGGGTCGCAGCTAATGCACCTGTTGCTGCAACGGCGCCGGCGCTCATTAAACCAACTCCCAAAGCTGAAGCATCTGCCGAAAAGATTTTTGACGACGCTGCTGTAACACCTATGAGTCCTGCGAGGGCACCGGCACCACCGGCTGCTATCTTTGCTTCTTCTCCTTTTACTCTATTTTCCTTTGTGTAGTCTTTATCGAAGTTGTCCTGTTGTTCTTTCATCTTTGAACTACCGGCGTTTGCACTTCTAGCTTCTGTAGCTACTTTACTTGTACTCCGGGCTTGTATGAAAAACTGGACAGCATTTGGTTGTGACACTGAACCCAACTCTTGTGGATAGCTATGTGTAGCTGAACCTGCTGATAAAGTACTAGGTTTGCCTGGTGTCGTTAATTGAGTGGCTTCTGCTGCCATGGTATTATGTCCTATAAATAGTTATTTAACAGTTATAGTCTTATTTATATGGTTTATGCCAAAGAAATTTACAAAGGAAGATTTATTCCTATTAACCGCCAGAAGTACTTAGGCGATTTTCACAAAATAATTTATCGTTCTAGCTACGAATTAAAGTTTATGAACTGGTGCGATCGTAATGAATCCATTATCGGGTGGGCATCTGAGGAGTTAGCTATACCATATAGAAGTCCTATGGATAATAAAGTACATAGATACTTCCCAGATTTCTATATAGAAGTTAAACAATCTGAGGGCGTACAGAAGTTCCTGATCGAGGTTAAACCTGATAGATTTACTCGTCCCCCTAAGGCAGGGAAAAGAAAGACTAGAAGATA